ATTACAACGATGCCGCAATTTACTTGCTGGCACAATCGGAGCAATTCCTTTAGAGCTTTACAAGAAATCTACTGGAGAAGAATTAGGCAAGCCAGTCTGGCTAGAACAACCTTCATATTCACAACCACGATCAGTAACTATTGCTTACACAGTAGATTCATTATTGTTTTATGGACAAGCATTTTGGAAAGTTATTGAAGTTTATTCAGAAGATGGTCGTCCGGCACGATTCGAGTGGATTGCTAATAATCGCGTAACTGCAACACTTGATTCAACAAATACTTATGTACGTTCTTATGCAGTAGATGGCACAACATTGCCGATGGATGGATTGGGTTCACTCATTACATTCCAGTCACTCAATGATGGAATTCTAAACACCGGCACAGCAACAATTCGTGCTGCAGTAGATGTGCAGAAAGCCGCTGCTATTGCAGCATCAACTCCAATGGCTACCGGCTATATTAAAAACAATGGAGCAGACCTTGATCCAAAAGAAGTTCAAGGATTATTAGCTGCGTGGAAAACTGCACGCAATAATCGTGCAACTGCTTATCTTACATCGACTTTGGAATATAACCCAGTTTCATTCTCACCAAAAGAAATGATGTATAACGAAGCAATTCAAAACCTTGCTACTGAGATTGCTCGCCTTTGCAATGTGCCAGCAATTTATGTGTCGGCTGATCAGAACTCCAGTTATACGTATCAAAACGTCAGTGACGAAAGAAAACAATTTCTTACACTAAGTTTGCAGCCATTTGTATCGGCTATCGAAGATCGTTTATCTATGGACGACATTACTGCTCGCGGAAATGAAGTTCGATTCGACATCGACAAGAATTATCTACGCACAGACCCATTGCAAGAACTTGCAGTGATCGAAAAATTGTTAGCCCTCAATCTTGTAACTCAAGAACAGGCTATGGCAATGACTGACCTCACACCTAATGGAAGCAACGGTATGGCATGACACAAATCGTAACTCTTACGGCTGAACTCACAGCGGATGCGGCAAGCCGCACCATCTCTGGCAAAATCGTGCCATTGAATGTAGAAGCAGGTTCAACAAATTATGGCAAGGTAATTTTTGAGTCAGGATCGATTGAGATTCCTGATCCTAAATCAATTAAACTTTTAAGCCAACATGACATCAAAAAGCCATTAGGCAAAGCAGTTAGCTTCTCAGAATCAGAGAACTCAATCGATGCCGTATTCTCAATTAGCCGTTCACAACGCGGTACAGAAGCCCTAATTCTTGCAGAAGAAGGACTCCAATCAGGACTCAGCATCGGTGCTGAAGTTCTCAAGTCAAAGGTGAAAGATGGCGTGACTTATGTTTCAGCCGCTCGCCTTGTCGAAGTAAGTTTAGTAACAGAGCCAGCATTCAAGTCTGCTCAAGTTACTGATATTGCAGCAGAAGAAGCCGAAAAGGTAGAAGAAGCTGTAACCGAAACCCAACCAAAAGAAAGCGAGACAGTAGTGGAAGAAACCACAGCAGTCGAAGCAACACCATCAGTAGAAGCTGCGGCTGTCGAGGCTGCTCGTCCTACTGTTACAGCAATGGCATACACAAAGCCACGCATTGAAATCACAGCGGCTAAGTATGTTGAAAACACAATCCGTGCATCATTAGGTGATGAGTCAGCTCGTCAATACCTACTTGCAGCAGATAACACAACAGATAACGCTGGCCTTGTACCAACTCGCCAGATGTCAGAAATCATAAACCCACTTGGAACAACAATCCGTCCATCAATCGAAGCAATCTCACGCGGAGTGCTTCCAGATGCAGGTATGACATTTGAGATTCCAAAAATCACAGCAATGCCAACAGTTGCAATCACAGCAGAAGATGCAGCATTCTCTGATACAGATCAGAACTCAGCATTCTTATCGGTAGATGTTAAGAAGTACGCAGGACAACAGACATTCTCTGTTGAATTGCTAGATCGTACATCTCCAGCATTCTTTGATGAACTCGTTCGCAACATGGCTGCTGCTTATGCAAAGGCAACAGATACAGCAGTTCACGCAGCTCTCGTAGCTGGTGCAACACTTGATGGAACAACAGTTGCAACATATCCAACAGGTGCAGAACTTCTTGGAATCATCGCTCGCGGTGCTGCTTCTGTTTACGATGCAACAGCAGGACTTCCAAATCCATTCGCTCGTAACATCATTTGCAACACATCACAATGGTCAAACCTCATGTCACTCAATGACAATGGTCGCCCACTTTACAACGAAGTAACAAGCCCAATGAACCAACCTGGCTCATCTGTGCCAACAGCTCTTCGTGGTCGTGTCGCAGGACTCGATCTCTATGTGACAGCAAATGTTGCAACAGCAAACAACACAGACAAGGATGGATCAATCCTTATCGTGAACCCAGATGCTTACACATGGTATGAGTCACCAACATACCGCCTACGCGCTGAATCAACAGCAGCAGGTTCAGTAACAATCGGCTACTACGGCTTTGGCGCAATCGCGACAAAGGTAGGAGCTGGCGCGTTCAAGAACAACAAGGCTTAATTAAAGCCACCTAAGTCGCTGGGAGCGGGGCGCAGCCCTTGCTCCGCTCCCAGTCTTTAGAAAGGATATGGAATGTCATTAACAACAGTTGCGGAACTCCGTTCAGCGCTAGGTGTTGGTTCTTTATATCCTGATGCAACTCTGCAAGAAGTCTGCGATGCCGCAGATGCAGTTATCCTTCCAATGCTTTGGAATAACTACTCATTCAATGTAGCTCATAGCAACACAACAAACACAGGAACTCTTTACTTTGAAACAACAACAAAAGATGTTTTCTATGTTGGTCAAACTGTTGTAATCTCAGGCAACGGATCAAAGCACAACGGTTCTAAAACAATCACAGGCGTTGGCGCTTACAGCATCACTTATGCCATCACAGGCAACAACAACACAGCAGCTCCTTACCACCCAGTAAATCCTTTGGGTCAAGTCGCAGCAGATACCTATGTTGATTGGTCACAAGATTCAGCCGTTCAAGAAAGTGCATTGATGATTGCAGTAGACATTTGGCAGGCTCGCCAGGTAAGCAACTCAGGCGGCGTATCACCTGACTTTACTCCTTCACCTTATCGCATGGGCAACACTCTCTTGGCTCGCGTACGAGGCTTATTAGCCCACGCTTTGAGTCCTGACTCGATGGTCGGATAATGCCAGTTGCTCTCACTACTCTTAGAACCACGATTGCGACTGCTTTAGTCGATAACACTAAGTACCAGACATTCGCGTTTCCACCAGCCACAGTCCTTGCTAACTCAGTAATCGTTAGCCCATCTGATCCATATTTAGAGCCAAACAACAATCAGCACAACACGATTGCTCCAACAGCTAATTTTAAGATAATCATCACCGTGCCTTTATTCGACAATGAAGGCAACCTCAATGGAATTGAAGATGCCCTAGTGGGTGTGTTCAACAAACTCGCAGCATCCTCATTAACGTATAATGTGGGAGCAGTAAGCCAACCATCCGTGCTCAATGCAGCTTCAGGTGATTTGCTTACTTGTGAGATGTCCTTATCCGTTCTAACCACCTGGAGCTAAAATGTCCGAATGGGAAAAAGAAAACGCTGACTTCCTGAAGAAAATCGGGCAGACAGCACCAGCAGCACCAAAGCCAGCATCTACTAAGAAAGACGAGGAATAATCTTCATGGCTATCTTCTTAAACAATAAGGTCGGCGTTAAGATTAACTCCGTTGATCTATCTGACCACGTAACAGCAGTAACAATCAACCGTTCTTTCGATGAACTCGAAGTTACAGCAATGGGTGACTCAGCTCACAAGTTCGTTAAGGGCTTGGAAGCATCAACCGTAACAATCGACTTTCTCAATGACACAGCTTCAGCTAATGTCCTAGCGACACTACAAGCTGCATGGGGAACAACTGTCACGGCAGTATTCTTACAGGAAAAGGGAACAGCCGTAAGTGCTACAAACCCTCTCTACACAGTTTCATTGCTTATCAATAACACAACAGACATCAACGGTGCTGTTGGCGATATTGGTACACAATCAATCACATTTACTGCAAACTCAACCATTGCAGTATCTACAACAGGTACTTTCTAAAAAACTAAACAAAGGGGCACAGTATGGCAAAGTTAAAAGTAACAAGGGCAGATGGACAAGTTGGGGAATACCCAATTACTCCATTGGTGCAGTACGGTTTTGAGATTTACGCCAAAAAGGGATTCCATAAGG